GAACGACTTCACCTGTTTCGTGGCGTACTTTCCGAAGCAAACCGGCGTCGAGATTCCCGTCCTGATGATGTGGGCGTGGGCGCCAAAGAACGTCGCACACCACCAGGTGCTGAAGGAACGCTACGGATACGACGAGTGGGTGCGCGGAAAGTTTCTGAAGCTGACGCCTGGTGACGTGACTGACTACACCACGGTGCGCGAGGACATCGTTGCACTGAGCCACAAATTCAGGATTGAGCAACTGGCATACGACCCGGCATACGCGACGGAGATCGTCACCAACCTCAAGGCCGCGGGACTGAAGATGGTCGAGCATCGACAGGGACCGATGTCGATGACGTACCCGATCAAAGAATTTCATCGATCGACCATGGGACGCGAACTGGTCCACGGGATGAACCCGTTGCTCACGTTCATGGTCGACAACCTGGTGGTGGAGTCAGACGGCAAGGGAAACCTGGCGTGCCACAAACCAGACAATCCAAACTCGCCCCGCAAGATCGATGGAGCCGTCGCCGCGATCATGGCGCGGGGACGCGCAGCGGCATACCCCACCGGGGTGCGGCCGGGAGTTCACAGACTATGAGCACACAGCCACAGCCGGCGCCGGAAGTCTCGAAAGAGGTCCGGGAAAAGCTGCTGAAGATCGTGAGCAAACCCAGCTTCGAAGAGCTGCTGAACGCGCGCAAGAAAGCAGAGCGCCGCGCTGACATACTCTACGTCGCGGGCGCGGTCCTGGTCACGATTGGGATGGGCATGGCGCGCATGCGCTACGGCTTCATTACCGCCGGTGCGTTCTGCGTGCTGTTACCGCTGATGGAACTGGTGAGCGGATTCATTAAGGGATTGCGCGCGCCGCGATCTCGCATATGAAGTCCAGGAACTAGAACATGGGACTGATCTCAGAAACCCGCACATCGCTCGAAAACCCGCAGACGCCGCTGTCGTTTCCGGCAGAGTGGCTGCTCGACATTTTCAACGGCGGACGAACCGACTCCGGGATCCGCGTATCGCAGATGTCCGCGCTGCAGTCGACCGTGGTGTATGGCTGCGTGCAATTGATCTCGAACGGCTTCGCCATGTTGGACGCGAAAGTTTTCGAGCGCGTCATCAACGGCGACGGACGCGCCTCGCGTCGTATCGCGCATGAGCACGATTACTTCGAACTGCTGGAGCACACTCCGAATCCCGAGATGACCAGCTATACGCTGCGGAACACGCTCCAGGCCCACGCGCTGCTGTGGGGAAATCTTTACGGCGAGCTGCAGCGGAACGAGATGGGACGCGTCATTGCTATCTGGCCGCGGAACCCAGCCCGTATACGGCCGCATCGCGCGCTGACGCCGATTAAGACGACGACCAGCGACGGGATTGCAGTGACGATTCCCGCTGGCCAGCTTGTCTACGTGACGACCGAAGGGATGGAGACGGAATCGATTGATCCCGAGAGTCCGACGCCAGACCCGAAAGGCTACAAAGCAGAGCGCTACATCATGCCCGACGATTTGATCCACATCCCAGGGCTTGCGCTCGACGGCCGCGTGGGACAGGACGTGATCCAGATGGCGCGCAACGCCGTGGGTCTGTCGCTGGCGACGGAAAAGTTCGGCGGGAAATTCTTCGGCAACGGAGCGGTGGGACTCGGCATTTTTGAGATGCCGGGAATGCTCACTCCAGAGGATCTGGCGAAGTGGAAACAGGAGTACCAGGAGTCCTGGGGTGGCGAGAACATGCAGCGTCCGATGGTGATCGACGCTGGCGTGAAATATACCCCGACGAGCACCAAGCCCAACGAAGGGCAGTTCCTGGAAACGCGCGAGTTTCAGGTCGCGGAGATCTGCCGCGTGTTCCGTGTTCCGCCCCACATGGTAGCCGACACTGCTAAGCAAAACCGCGCCAATACCGAGCAGATCGCGCTGGAGTTTGTGACCTTCACTCTTCGCCCTTGGCTGGTCGCGTGGCAGCAAGAGCTGAAGCGCAAGCTGTTTCCGACTCCGACCATCGGACGTCACGCCGGCAAGTATTGGGGAGTGTTTTTCGACACCCGTCCGGTCGTGATGCCGGCGGCTAACGAGCTCCGGCAATTTATCCAGGCGATGATTCAGTGGGGCGTCATGTCCCACAACGACGCGTGCGAGTGGCTGCAGCTCAATCCGTCGACGGATCCCGCGAGCGACGCGTTCTGGATGCAGATCAACATGGCGCCGGTCGACGATCTGCTGGAGAACCCCGCGCTGCCTGGTCCAGGCGACGATGACCAGGACGAAAACGACCAGGATGGCCAGAAACCAGGCGCCGGCACCGGCAAAAAAACCGGGAAGGGCAAAGGCAAGCGAGCGAGCATCCTCGTTAGCCGGCTTTCTCGCGCATATTCTCGCGTCTTCCGTGACGCATTTGGGCGCGTTTCGGTGCGATCGGACGTCGATCAGGCCAGCTTTAAGCGCACATTTCTGCCGGTCTTTTTGAGCATCGGTGAGGAACTGGAACGATTCGCGTCACAGCAGTTTGACGCGGAGCCGAGCGCGGACGCTCTGGAACACTCGCGCTTCCTGAGCGACTACATCGAAACCATGCGCGATCGCGCCCAGCGTGAGCAATGGAGCGCCGCGAACGGTCACTTCAGCGAAATCTGCCAGCGTGAGCTGCAGCGAGCCGTGCGCGCGCTGGCCGTTGAAATTTACCGCGAGGCGGCTACACGCCAAGCGAAAGCAGAAACCATGTCGCAGGAAAACGAAGTCGAGGAGACACAGCCATGATCGAACGCAGATTTACGAAGGGCGCCGAGGTTCGTGCGCGAGGCGGCGACAAACCCGGCATCGAAGGGTACGCCGCGGTCTTCGGTGAGGACTACGTTCTCTACGAGGATACCGGGACGCGCTTCGTCGAAACGATCGCTGCCGGCGCCTTCACGCGCGTGCTGAAGGAAAACCAGGACACTCGCTGCCTTTTCAATCACTCGGCGGACCAGGTGCTCGGGCGGACCGCCAACAAGACTCTCCGCATGAAGCAAGACAAAAAGGGTCTGAGCTACGACAACGATCTCGACGAGCGGACCACATGTGGTCAGAACGTGCGTGCGTTTGTCGATCGCGGCGACGTGACCGGCTGCAGCTTTGCATTCGATGTGAGCAAACAAAGCTGGCGCCAGAGCGAAGAGCAGGACGGGAAGATGAAGGTCTACACCCGCGTGATCGAGGAGATCCGGAATCTCTATGACGTGGGTCCGGTCACATATCCTGCCTACGAGGGGACCAGCGTCCAGGGACGCGCTGCTGAATTGCGATCGCAAATCCTTGACATGCAGGATCTGCCGGCAGAGGTCCGCGCCAAGGTGGAAGGGCGCGGAAAGAAGTGTGACTGCAGATGCGTCGCATGCAAGCGCGACGAGGACTGCTCGAAGTGTACGGACCACATGGTCGACTGCGGCGACGAGAAGAACTGTGATCACAGCCGATCGAAGAACCCGGCGCTGGCGGCGGACGTTGTCAATATCGAGCACGCCCGGGCGGAAGCTGAGATCGACGGCCGCATGCGGCGCGCCGGCTTAAAAGTTCAGTAGTACACCCCAACAATTTTGCTCAGGATCGCGTGCCGGATGCGGCTTGGCGTGATAGCCGAAGCGCGGGAGTGAGCCAACGTGCAGTGTGCGGGCCGGAGGCCTGCGCGCGGGCGCGATTTCACGCAACGAGGAAACGACAATGTCACTCCAGAAAATCCGCGAACTGAATGAGCAGATCACTCGCATGAACGAAGGCGAGCTGCAGCCGCTCCGCAAGCAACTCCGCGACGCAAAAACCGACGTGGAAGTCCGCGAAGCGAAAACCAAAATGGATACGATGCTCGACAAGATTGACGAGCTGGGCGCACAGCGCGACGCGCTCCAGGCCGACCTCAATCGGGAGAATCGCCTTTTCGAACTGGATCGCAGCGGACGCCGCGAAGCGCCGATCAACCCGGGCGCGACTGGCGATAAAGCTGCAGCGATCGCCACTTACACCCGCGCGCTGAAGCGCTACGGTGTGAGCACGGGCTACAACCCTCGCGGCGACGAACTGACAGTTCACAATCATGCGCTGGAAAAGCTGAACGACACCGTCCGCAACCTGATCGAGGAGATGGAAGAACGCTATTGGGACGCGTTCCGCAACTACTCGCTTGCGGTGCGCGCCGGCGACCCGGCTCTTTGCCCAGCGGAAGATCGCGCCATCATCCTCGGCCAGAACGAGGAGTTCCGCGGCCTCCTGGTCGGTGGGACGCAACTCAGCATCAGCGATCGTG